TTCTTTAATTTTACCAGTTGTATATTTTACTGGATCAAATAATGGTGCGAATTTAAAAAAAACATCCATTTTCATATTGGATATTAAATCATTTTCTAATATACAAGTAAATAAATTGTATGATTTTTTGTGCAATATTTTTTTAATTACAAAATTAGACTTTAAAATAATTTTATTGAAATTATTATCATTTAAAACAAATAGTTTTTCTAAAATGGGACAATAACACTGATAATTATTAATTTCTAATAAATTTAAATCCATTTCATTAATATTTTTAATTTTTTTATAATTTATCTTAATTGCCATTTATTAAAATAATATAAATTAATAATCATAAATAAACGATTTATTTGCGTTATAAATTAATCAATATCGTATTAATATAAATTAATGACATTAGAATTAAAAAGATTTGATATGAAATCTATAAAATTTAAAGCAGATGAAAATAAAGGTCCTGTTGTTGTTTTAATTGGACGTCGTGATACTGGTAAATCTTTTTTAGTTAGAGATTTACTTTATTATCATCAAGATATTCCAATTGGAACTGTTATATCAGGAACAGAAGCAGGTAATGGTTTTTATTCAGAACATGTTCCTAAATTATTTATACATGAAGAATATAATAGTGTTATAATTGAAAATATATTAAAAAGACAACGAACTGTATTAAAACAATTAAAAAAAAATCAACAAACAGGTAAATCAACTGTTATGGATCCTAGAACATTTTGTATATTAGATGATTGTTTATTTGATAATACATGGACAAAAGATAAATTAATGAGATTATTATTTATGAATGGTAGACATTGGAAAATTATGTTAGTTATAACTATGCAATATCCTTTGGGTATTCCTCCAAATTTAAGAACTAATATAGATTATGTATTTATATTAAGAGAACCGTATATTGCAAACCGTAAAAGAATATGGGAAAATTATGCTGGTATGTTTCCAACATTTGAATCTTTTTGTCAAGTAATGGACCAATGTACTGAAAACTATGAATGTTTAGTAATTGATAATAATGCTAAATCCAATCAATTACATGACCAAATTTTTTGGTATAAGGCAGATAAACATCCTACATTTAGATTAGGTTCTCAAGAATTTTGGGATTATTCTAAAGATATGGACTCTGATGATGAAGCGCCTTATGATCCAAATAGTTCTAGAAAGAAAAGTAATGGTCCACGCATAAATGTTAAAAAAGGATATCGTAAATAATTATTTAAAGTTTACATATAATTAATATATAAATGGATTTACAAACATTCTACTATATTAATGATAATTGTATATATGATGATAATGGTTTAATTCTAAATTATTATGAAAAACCACCTGAAACATTAATAAATTTTTGTATAAATAAAACAGGTCAACCGATACCAGAAAAATGTAATAATATTTATGATATAATTTTTTATATGACAAACTTTAATTATATTTCTGACAATAATATTGAAGAAGATATAATTAATAAAGATACTAATAGTGAATATACTAATAGTGAATATAATTTTGAAAATATTGAAGATGATATGTTTAGTTGTGAATCTAATGAATGGATTAATATAGAATAATTTATAAATAATATATATGATTGATAATTTATATATATTATTTGGACACTATGAATATATGTCTGTAATAATAAGAACAGTATTTACTATTTTATTTTTATCATATTTATTTTCATTAATAAATTTTGATATTTTAAAATTTGTCACCACATTATTATTTATACCATTAATTGTATCTGTAACAGGATCTTCTATCACCTGTACATTTTTTGATTTTACTGAATATGGATGTGACAAAATAAAAAATAAATTCAAAAAACAAGAAGATTTATTATTTAAAAATATTAATATGTATATTCAAAAATTTAGAACATTATATAAATTATTTATACTATATGTAGTAATTAGATTTATTAAACCTGAAATAAATATTAATTTATTATTTGGTTCATTATTAGTTTATTTATATTTTTTTATTTATCCATTTGATACTACATATTTAGATACTAATTTAGAATATAATGATTTTTTATTATCTACATCAATGATATTATTTGCTAATTTATGTGTATTAATATATTATTATGGATTAAAAAATATGAAGAAATATGATTTTATAGTAAATTATATGATGGTATTTTTTGGAATATGGATATTATTTGGTTAATATTTAATTATTTTTGTCATTTTTAAGTTCATGTCATTTCTAACCGGACTCTAAATATTTGATCAGTAATAGTATTACTACCTAAAACATTACCAGCCCCATCTACAGCAGGTGTACCAGCACCTGCTTCGGTAATACTGCCTACATTATATGTAAGTTTAAATTCAATTGTATCCCCAGGTTGAAAAGTTATAGCTACATCCGTTTTTGTAGGTACGGCGTCGGTCACGCCTCCACTTTCAATTAATGATGCGAGTCTATTAAAACTGGCATCTTTTAATTGTAAAAAAAGTTCACGAGATAAATTACCAGTAGTAGCGTCATTATTTGATAATGGATCGTCGGAAGTTCCAGCAGCAAATAACTTTTTTTGTATATGTTGTTTTATACCTTTGTTAGAGACATCATCATCCTTTCCTTCTGGCTGAGATCCTGATGAATCTAAATTAACATATTGTTGTACTAAATCGCTTTCATTACTAAATATATCTGAATTATTATAACCACCTGTAATTTGTTTTGCTAAAAAAGCTGGACCAATATTTTTTGTAATTTTAGGTTGTACCGTATAAGTGTCAATATTTTCTGACCCAGTTGTTGCTGCGTCGCCGCCTGTTATAGCACCTTCAGAAAATGAAATATCAGGCCATGCACCTGGGACAGTAAAAAACGCCATATCATCATCATTTGATACACTAGTTGATAATTCTGGTGATGTTGTATTAAATTTAAATATACCTAGATTGTTAAAGTCTGTAGTATTATATTCTACTGTAAGTGTAAATAGATGTCCTGTAATCGCAGTAGAACTTAGAGAAGTAGGAAAAGTTGGCTTTGTAGTTAGACCTAAATCCGTATTTAATCCATCTAAAATAAAATTTATTCCATTTGCCATATTTATATATTATAACTGCCTAAATAAAAAAAAATAATTTGTTACGAATTATAGTAACAAATTATTTAAAAATATATAACTTTCAGTCTTGTAAGTAACAAATTAAAAGGAATATAGAAATTATGTTTTCATTTTAATTTCTGTATCATTTTTAAGACGAACTTCGGACTTATCAAATAATTCTTTTTCAATATCACTAACAGAAATATTATTTGATAATGAGTTTACAGAAAATAAATTACCACTTTCATCAATATTTTGTGTTAATTTATTACCAGATTCTTTTGCTAAAATTTTATTATCATTAATAGCTTGTTCTTTAGCTGATTTTACACGTAGGTCAAAGCTTTCTTTTGCTTTATCTTCATTTTTCTGTTTTTGGTGCATTAAATTATTTAATTCTTCTTCTAAATGTTCAACTCTTCCAGTCTTATACGCATCTGGATCCCAAGGCATCCATAAACCAACAGGACCAACAAATACATCATGTCCTGGATCTAATTCTCTTAGTAATTTACATCGTTTTTCGGCTTCTTCTTGTGAAGAAAAAGTACCTCTTACTTTTATACCTCGCACACTAGTTTGAAAATTATGTTCTTCATTAAATGCTTTATCTAATTTTTCTTCATGATTATCAATAAAATTTTTATAATCATCTATTAATTTATTATCTTTTAATGAAGAAAGTTCTTCTTTAATAAAATTTTTAAAATCATTATCAAGAGAAGAATTATCTATTTTATATTTATAACTTACAAAATTTAAAAAAGTTTCAAATATTTCTAACCGTTTATTTAAATCCCAATTATTAAGGAACTTCTCAAACATATATATTTCTTTCTTTTCGAGTATTTTTTCAGGTGATACAAATGATATACATGCATATTTTTGATCGCCTATAGCTGGATCTTCATATAATAAATCAACGTGTTCCGACATTATTGATTATAAAATCA